ATGTGAGTGCCTGCTTGTGCGGCTAATTTAATTGCCGATAACCACATAATTTAGTACCAAGTAGCTGGTTTTTTCTTTTCAGCTAGCATTCTTTTCTGCCCTCTAACTTTTTCCTTGTCTCCAGTAGGAATATAGTTGAAAGCGCCATCTGCAGTAGTCTTAGATCTTGGATCTACTTCTATATTCTGCTCAGGAACTGCTACTTCTTTTGATTTTTTATAATTTATCATAATATTTACCTTTACTAGTTTATATTAGTATTATTTTTTTTTGCAAGACTTACTCCAGCTCTTAATTCTGCTAAATCTTGGTTTTGTTCTAGCTTATCATCAAAAATATCTCTTGCTTGAACTAATTTTGCTCTATCAAGGTCTGCTTTTGCTTCATCAGCTTCTTTTTTACGTTCATTTTCCATTGCACGTAGGTCAACTTCACGTGATTTTAGTTTTAATAGTGGATCTGCATCAAATTGTGACGTAATTTCTTTTTCTTCTTTAACAAAATCAGCTGTAAGTTCAGAAATTAACACAGATTTTCTTGCTTCTATGTCTTGAGACATTTTTTGTAGCTGTTGTTGAGCTTGTGGGTCTTGTTGAGCTTGTTGTTGAAGCATTTGAATCTGTTGTATTGCCTCTGCAAACTCTAATTCTACCTGTTCTTGAGCCATTAAGCTAATATGTTCTAAAATATTTTTTTGAATAGCAGCCATTATCTGTGGATTATTTCTAACTATGTTTGTAGACATGAAAGTTAAATGAGATGTTATGTGTGCTCTATGATCTTGTGCACGGAACGCATTAAAAGGTTTACCACCTAGAGCATTTATATGTTCTAAACTTGGATCCATTGGTTGTGATGGAGCAGGAGGAGGTAAAACTTGATCAATATTTTTTACTCCTAACGCTTCATACATTTTTCTGTAAGCTTGATACAAATTATGTAATTGTGGTTGCGATGTTGCAAGTTGCAATTCAGTTTGTGCCATAGATATTCTTTGTGCCATTGAAAATATATTTGGATCTGCAACAGGTAAAATATCTACTCTATCATCAAAATCTATTTGTTTAACTTCTCTTTTTCCACCAACAACATCAAAAGGATATACAGGTGGTAAATAAGTTTTAAATACTTTTGCAAGTAATCTAAATTCTTGTTTCATACCTGAATATAATCTTTTGTGTATAGCCGACATAACACGAGAACCACGCTCAAGAAGTGCAACTGTAGTTCCAACTGCAGCACCTTGATTTCCTTCTCCAACTTGCATATCAGCAATAGCCGCAAACCTTTGACCAGCTTGTACAACTACTCCCATTAATGTAAGTAGTGTTTGACTTGGTTCTTTGTAAGGTAAAGTCATAAAAGCATCTCTTAAATTACCACCAGGTGCATCTACATCTCTAAACTCACCAGGTTGTAATGGAGCTGCTTCGTCTCTTACTCTGATACCACGCTGTTTAAATCCAGCAGGTAAATTAGATAATGTTCCTGCATCCAATAATTGACGGAGTGCAGCAGTTGCAGTTCTACTTAATCCGCCAATCATATGGATTAATCCAAAACCATAAAATCCTAAACCCGGTAGAAATTTGAAATGTACAAAATATTGGATCTTATTTCTTTTTGGATCTGTAGGTTCGTAGTTTCTACGAATTGCTAAAACTTTTCTTGAAGTCTCGTCGACAGTTACAACGTAAGGTAATTTAATTCCTGTAGGATTTAATTCAGCATCTTTATCTTCAAAACCTTCTAAGTCTAAATTAACATGACACTCTAACAAAGTAAAAATTGTTTCTTGTTTACCAGTTTTTTTACTGCCTTCTAATTCTCTCTCTTTGTTTTCTACTTCATCTTTTGTAACACTTTGTGGTTTTTCTAATTCAATATCAGAATAAAAACCATTAACTTGTTGTTTTCTTAAATCGTTTTCTGAAATTTTTAATGTATGAATAATCGCTTCCGCATCCTCTAATGAGGTAGCAGAATACGGAACGACTAAATCATCTGCTGGGATAAACTTTGATACAGCTCTTCCCAATAAATCGTCATAATAAATTTTTTTAAATGTAGAACCTGCAAGTGGTAAATGAAATAACATTTGATCAAACTCAGGTTCGTACTCATTCATTTTTTCCATAAGCTCATAGTTCATGTAATCTTTAACACGATTAGCTTGAGCTTCTTTTTCTCTGTCAGGGTTACCAACTATTTGAGTTCTAACAGGTCCTTCTGCAGGTAGTAATTCTTTATAAGCTCCTGCTTGAAACTGTGTTACTGCTTCTGCAAGAACTGGGTGAGTTGCACCTGAAGCTCCTTGAAACGGTTCTGTTCTGTTTTCATATTTAAATCCTAAAAGATCTAAACCAGTTGTGTATGCTTGTTCCCATTCTTTTCTAGAAGATTTGTAGTCCATATAATTTTCTACAAGTTCAGATCCAATTGGATCTGTAATATCTTCTGGTAATAATTCTGCTAAGTTATCGAAGTGATTTGGTGTTCCTTCTATGTTAACTTTACTTGGATCAAAGTTAACTTCAACACTACCATCTTCATTAGGTGTAACTTCTACGCCAGGATCTTCAGCCTCTAAAGCTTTCTCCTGTTCAATTTCTATTTCTTCTTGAGGATCAACCTCGATCGATGTTTTTACGTTTGGTAACGATTTGTCTATATCTGCCATTTATTTTCTCCGGTGTATCAGCCACTTTAACTTGTTTTAGAGGAATATTCAACCCTTGTGGATTAGGCCCTCTTTTAGGTGGTATTGTTGTAGTTAGTTTTTTCATTTTCCAAATTCCGCTATGTTATCTTCAAACATGGTGCCTTCTTCAATTACATCATCAGGAACACCATCTTCAACATCTTTCATCTTACCATCTTCATCTGGTCTAGCTGTATATTCTTCATACTCTTCAACTTTTCTAGAACCTTTTTCACCTTTTATTGGAACTTCATCTACTCTATAGCTCATGTAAACTTCTTCATAGCCTGAGTACATGTCATCCATATCACCTTTTCTTGTAATTTCAATATTTCCAGCAAAATCTTCTTCCATGTAATAATCATCATATTTATATGCTGTAGCTTTATCTTTTGTAGCCATTGTTTCATCCCCCATTGTTTTAATTTTCTTAACTAGATTTAAAAAATACGGAGGCACTCCACCTGTTGTTGCAGTTTCTTTTATAGCTTTTTCTGCAACTTTAGTTGTAGTTGCAAGTTCATCTCCAAAGCCTAATATCTTAGCAAGAATAACTGCACCCCCTGCACCTGTTGCTTTTAAAAAATCTCTTCGGTTTAAATTTTGTGTTGATAATACTTCATCAATTTCTTTTTCCATAACTTGTTTTGTTTCATCATTAACAGGTAGCTTTCTATTTTTAGCATAAGCTTTTAATAATTTTAAACCAGGAAATATAGGTGCTGTAAGTTCTGCACCAAGAGTTACTTGGTCTGCTAATACTTTAGGACCAATAGTTGATCTTCTATCTTTTTGTTTTTGTTCTTCTGATTTAATTAAATCTGTTAATCCTATTTTTTCTGTAATAACTTTTGTACCTTCTGATCCAACTAAATTATCTAAGAACTCAGTAAAGATTCCTGTACCTTTAATATTAGATGGCATTACATCTGTATAATCTTGAACATAGCCTTGACCCGTACCACCTGTAACTTTAAACGCAGGTCTTTGTATAAGATCCGCGGTCAACTGACCAAGTGCAGGTAATACTCTTGCACCAAACTCACCAATTCTAATACCAGTCTCTGCTAATCTATCTGCGTAGTATGCATAGTTTCTTGGATCGATCATGTCATTTACTAACGCAACAGGGTTCATGGTTTCTCTGTAGCTATCCGCTTTTGGTAATTCAGCATCAGGGTTTAATAAAAAATATTCTAGTTCTTTTGCAAAGTCTTCATCAGCACCAACTGCACCGCCGCCGTTGAAACCAACACGGCCACCTATTGCATAATCATATAAAGGTGCAGCTGTTGTTTTGTCCATATTTGGAACTTCCATTGCTTTATCCATTTCTTGTAATCTTTGATTTCCAACTTCATCATCTTTTGAGTAAGCATCTGGCATATTAATACCAACTAAATCTTTAAACACTCCACCAAGTTCTTCTGAATTTTTATTAAAGAAAGAATCTACAGTCATCTTACCTTCAATTACAAGATTAATTGACTTACCTATTTTTTCAGCAGCTTCTGGATTTTTTAACAACCATTGAGAAGAACCTAACATCGCTTCTGGTGCAGGCATTCCCATTAAACCATTAAAGATTGCAAAGTCTAATGCTGCAGCTGTTGCGCCAATTGGAAGTTTAACTCCTTTTGGAATAGGTGCATCTTGAAAAAAATTAGCTATTTTATTTCTAAATCCTGATACAATTAATTGTTTTCTATTGCTTGGAAGTTTATCAGC